CTCGGGCACCGCTCGTGGGACTTCGGAGGCCAACAAACTTCGTGTGGTCTCGTCCCAGCGTGAGCTTCTGCAAAACTACGGCAACCCGGTGTTTGTCACCAGTGCCGGTGCTCCGGTGCCGGGCGAAGAGACGAACGAATACGGTCTGCTGGCTGCACACACCTTCCTGGGCCGTGGTTCCCGCGCTTACATCCTCCGGGCCGACATCGACCTGGGCGGATTGGTTCCAACCACTCAGGAGCCGGTTCTTCCGCCCCCGGACAGCACCTACTGGGTGAAGCAATCTGCCGTGATCGGTGGTATCTTCCGCCGCGTCCTCGGTCAGTGGATTGCGCAACCCTTCTCTGTGTTCACGACTGCTCCTACCGGATCGACCGGTGCCAACGGGGATTGGGGCTTCGATTACTCCAACCTGGACGGCACAATCGTGTTCAAGGATGGCGGCACCTGGAGAGCGGCATCGAACGCCAACCTGACCTCCGTATTCGGTGGAACCGTGGACCTGAAGGTGGGACCGACTGCACCGACCGCACAAGATGGCGACTTCTGGTATAAGACCACCGCATCTGCCGGTGGTGTGAACCTGGCCCTGACCCGCTACCGGGCTGTGGATGGCGTGTTCGTGACCGTTCCGGTCCTTCGCCAGACCATTCCGCCGACCCCGAACCAGGGCACCGTGTGGGAAGACCTCAGCGCGATCAACGCAACTGGCCACCGTCCGCTTTACGTCGGAACCGGCACTCAGTTCATCCCGCTGACCTTCGTGATTCAGAACTCCGAGCCGGTCACCGAACCTGATGACGGCACCCTGTGGTATGACGACACCTTCACCGACTTCGCCCTTTACATCGAAGGGACCGACGTTGGTCGTGGGGATCAGTGGGTTCCTGTGGCAACCACCACGGTCAGCAACCCGACCCTGACCCAGAAGGTGATCTCGGCCAGCCCACCGGCATTCCCGGTTGACGGCTCCATCTGGATCGACATCTCGACACCGGAAAGCTACGACAACTTCCCGATTGTCAAGCGGTGGCAGATCGACCAGTGGATCGACATCACCGACAGCGTGATCATCTCGGACAACGATCCGGGTGCCTCGTCGGTTCTCAACGGAACCTACTGGCTGAACCTGAGCGAATCGATCACCCGCAACACGGTGAAGGTGTATGACAGCAGCTTCGTGGCCGTCACGGTTGTGCTGAACAGCCTGAACGACCAGTATGAAGTCGTGCCGCAGACCGGCAACTTCTGGAAGCCGACTGCCGGTGCTCTGTTCGGACGCCGTGCAATCCGTCGCACGATTGTGCAGAAGATGCAAGCCGCTCTGGTAGCGAACGAAGAAATTCGCGCCGAAGCGAACTACTTCCAACTGATCGCCACTCCGGGATATCCGGAAGTGTATGACGAGATGCTGGCCCTGAACTCCGACCTCGGAGAGATCGCCTTCGTCATCGCCGACACCCCGAAATTCATGGTCCCGTCCGGTATTCCGGTTGGACGTGAAGTCACGGCGGCTGAGTGGGCAACCAACAGCAACAACGTGGCGTCCACTGGTGAAGAGGGCTTTGCCTCTGCCCGCACCCCTTATGCCGGTTTCTGGTATCCGTGGGGCAATGGCACCAACCTGGACGGCAACGATGTCATGATCCCGCCGTCGCACATGGTGATGCGGACCATCGCCTATTCCGACAGCGTGGCCGCTCCGTGGTTCCCGCCTGCTGGATACACCCGTGGTCGCGTGGACAACGCAACCTCGGTCGGTTATCTGAACAACAACGGCGAGTATGCTCCGCTGCAACTGACGACCTCGATGCGGAACATCCTCTACGAAAACGACATCAACCCGATCATGTTCAAGCCGAACACCGGTCTGGTCGTGTTCGGTCAGAAGTCTTGGGCGGCAACGTCCTCGGCCCTCGACCGTGTGAACGTGGCGCGTCTACTCTGCAAGATGAAATACGACCTGGCTCGCCTGCTGGAGCCGTATCTGTTCGAGATCAACGACCCGATCACTCGTCGGTCGGCCCAGGTCTCGACCGAACGGTATATGGCCGGTCTCAAGTCGCTTCGTGCTTGCTACGACTATGCAGTGCGCTGTGACGAGTCGAACAACACACCGGATCGGATCGACCGCAACGAACTGTGGGTTGACGTGGCTCTCCAGCCCGCCAAGGCAATCGAATTCATCTATGTTCCAGTCACCGTGCTGAACACGGGTGAAGCGTTCCCGTTCTGATAGGAAGTCCAGGTCATGTTCTCGTTTGGTGAAAGAGCTACCATCGAAGAGGTCTTCGGGCAATATGACCTGGACATTCCATTTGAGAAAGCACTGAAGCTTGTCGCTCTGTATGTGAGCGACAATCTTGCTGGTCCGAGCAATCATCAGCCACCCAAGGCATATAGTGCGGCCCACCATGTGTTTGCTCACCTCACCGGGGAGAGCGAAGAAATCCAGGACCTCAAGCGCCGGGCAGGCATCAAGTTCAACCCAAAGAAACCTGGCATCAAGGAAGCGGGCGACATCACGTATGAGGTCCACGCCTATATGCAAGGGAATGCTCGCCCGTTTGTGGCACAGGGTGATGCCCGCTACGTGGTGAATGAGATCAACGACATTCTCAACTCTCCCGATCCTGGCCGCTACACCAAAATTCTCATCGTGCCGCAGCGGTAAACCCCCTGGTTTTCCAAACCTAACCGAATAAATACCAGATAGCCCACGGGCCATCATATGGATTCGGCATGGACGAAATCGACGAAGACGATGTGTGCATCATCGAATACTACCTCAGGGACCTGTTGACAGAACCCGAACCGGAACTATCACCATCCCCCGATGGGGTGGGTATGAAAGCTCATATCAACGAACTGTTCGAGGATGAGTATGAAGACGAGGTGACCCGCACCTTTATCCAAATCTACGCCCAGTCCTCGCTGTTCGGAAAACCCAAGGATGCCAGCGTGGGCTTTACCTCGGCAGATATCACGTCCCATCACGGTATCGTTGTGGCGGATGTCAAAGAGCGCGTCGATCCTCCGGTCTACTCGGGGGAAGTCTACTCGGTCGAGGCATTCTTCGCGAAATATCCACTCACGGATGCCACCAAACGGAAGGTGCTCGCTATGATTGAAAAGCTGATATATCTGGCCGACCCAACCGATGGATGGTTAGAGCAGGCATCTACCATCTACATGGATCGACGGGTTGGATTTTCCACCATCGACAGACCACGGAACTTTTGCTGATGCTGATCCTCCTCGCACCCGGAATAACGCTGGCAGAGACTGAGAAAGTGTTTCTCGGGCGGGGCGACTCTGCGTTTACGGCAGAGGGCCTGGAGCAGATCGTGGACGCGGCTGAGACCCTATCCCCGTATCAGATCGACCAGGCATACTCCAGCGACCTGTATAGGGCCCAGGAGACACTACGGGCCGTGCTGAAGGCCAATCACCACCCGATGCCCTGGCACCTGGCAGAAGAGCTTAGGGAGCGTTCTGGTGGTTCCTACGAAGGCAGAGCGTTCTCTGATATCCGGAAGGGTATGAGCCCGAAGGCTTACAAGGTCTGGGAGCGTGATCCGTGTGAAGCTCCGCTACTTGGTGAGTCTCTGATCGATGTTGAGGATCGTCTCCGGGATTGGTATCAGATCGAGGTTGCCCCGAGATTGCTCAAGAACGAAACCGTGCTGATCGTCTCGCACCCGGATACCATCAAGGTCCTCATATCGTTGGCTCGGGGTGATGATTTGACCGATGTAACCGGAATCGACATCGAACATGGTCTTCCATACTTCTTCCATGGCTCCGCTCGATAAAACGATTGCAGCAGATCGCTAAATACTCAGGACGCAAACTGAGGAATTCACCATGACTGTAAACTCTCTTGCCAATTTTGGCGTTCCGGGCCTGAACGGCGACCGGTCGGCGGTTCTTCAACCGATCCTGACCACTCACTGGCGGCTGCTCACCTACAACTTTGGTGCAACCTCAGAACCGGCCCCCTACGACCTTACCCGGCAAGCCAAGAAGATCACCTTGCCCTCGGTCAACTTCGAGCCTGCTACGCTCTACTCCTACGTCAGCGCCGTCTACATCGTCACCCGTGGTGAATGGTCCGAAGGTTCCATGACGTTCATGGATGACATCACGAACAGCGTTCGTCGTCGTGTTGAGAACCAGGTTGCCAAGCAGAAGAACTTCTTCGACCAGACCATGAGCCGTGCCGGTGAGAACTACAAGTTTGAAATGGATGTCGATATCCTGGCCGGTGGTGCGTCCGCTGGTGGGTCTGCGTCGGACCCGAACATCATCCGCAAGTATTGCTACGCCGGTTGCTCGCTGATCAGCATGGAAGATGGCGAGATGTCCTACGACACCGCTACGCCCAAAGAGATCACCGTCAAGTTCCGGTATGACAACTGCGTCACCTTCGACCAGAACGGCAACCGTATGGGAACGTTCAGCCACACCGAAGAAATCCAGGCACAGGCCGGATCGATCTCGACCGGTGCTGGTGCCCCTGCTGGACTCGGTATCAGCGTTGGTGGTGCCTCGATCAACCTGGGTATCTCTGGGGTTTCCCTGGGTGGTGCCTCGGTCAACGGCAACATCGGTATCAGCAGCAACAGCTTCGGCGTCAGCTTCTGATCCACCCTACCACCAAACAAGAAGGGCCGGGAAATCCCCGGCCCTTTTGCTTTGTCAGGCTGCTTTCTTGGTCGCGATGCCCACGGTGACTTTCCGGACCACGGCCTCGCCAACCTGGGTCCAACCCATCCGGTTGCAGAACCACATCTTGCCCCCGGCGATATCGTAGACCAGATCGCCGACGCTGATGCTGCGCATCGGGGTGATACGGGTGATCGCCTCTTCCGGGCCGATGTTGCCGATCTCGAAGACTTCACGAAGATCGGTGGCCTCGATGGTGGCCACATGCTGGAGCATCTTCAGGTTGGAAGCGGTCAGGACCATGGCATCAACCTGGTCCTCGTCGCGGGAACCGAAGGTCATCGCCGCATAGGCAGCAAACTCCGGCTTCGCATTCCAGCCGCCGTTCGGGCCGTTCAGTTCACGAACTTGATCATCGGAAAGGACCGTCTGGATAAGAACAA